CAATGAACCATCATGTATACGCCGACTCCCGGTGACGTTCACGTCAATACGCCGCTGACCCAGATCAGCATCGCGTATCTTCAGAGCCAGGACCAGTTTGTGGCCGCGCAGGTCTGCCCCGTCATCCCGGTGACCAAGCAGAGCGACCGCTACTACGTCTACAATCGCGGCGATTTCTTCCGCGATCAAATGCAGCGCCGCGCGCCCGGCACTCCGGCCGCGAGCGTCGGCTACCGCCTCGACAACACGCCGACCTACTTCGCGGACGTGTGGGGCGAGGCCAAACCCATTCCGGACCAGTTGCGCGGCAACGCCGACGCGGTCCTGAACATGGACCGCGATGCGGTTGAGTTTCTCTCGCAGCAGGCGTTGATCCGGCGCGAGAAGATCTTCGCGGCCAACCTGTTCACGACCGGCAAGTGGAACACGGACATGACGGGCGTCTCTGCCGGTCCCACCGCCGGCCAGTTCCTGCAGTGGAACGATCCGGCGTCGAACCCCATCGAGGACGTCCGCGCCGGCAAGTTGGCGATCAAGCAGGCCACCGGCTACCCGGCGAACACCCTGGTGCTGTCGGAGCCGGTTTGGTTGAAGCTCATCGACCATCCGGATCTGGTGGACCGCGTGAAGTACGGCCAGACGGCGGGTCGCCCGGCCACGGTAAGCCGCGAGGCACTGGCCGCGATTCTCGAACTGGACCGCATTCTCGTGATGGGCAGCATCGAGAACACGGCGGCCGAGGGCCAGACTGCCACGCACTCTTTCATCGGTGCCAAGAGTGCGTTGCTCTGCAACGTCGCGCCGAACCCCGGCCTGCTCACGCCGTCGGCTGCGTACACCTTCTCCTGGACCGGCTATCTCGGTGCGGGCAACGAGGGCAACCGGATCAAACGGTACCGCTGGGTGATCATCGCCAGCGACATCGTCGAGATCGAGATGGCCTTCGACACCAAGCTGGTGGCGCCCGAACTCGGGTACTTCTTCACCACCGCGATTGCGTAGGCAGGAGGAGACTCTATGGCGTACCGCACCTTGCCGAGGTTCGACCCTTCGGCGCGATTCCTCGTCACCGCGCGCTTGCCCGTCCTCAATGGCGTCCCCATGAAACCGGGGGAGGCAATGCCGCCTCCTCCGGCCGAGGCGGGCCCGGCGCGCCTCTACACGCGGCTGCTCCGGCAGTTGTACGAACTGCGGAAGGTCACGATGGTCGAACCTTCCGCGCAACCCCAAAAACATCGGAAGGAGAAACCCACCCATGGGCGCGCAAAAAGTTAAAGGCAAGTTCGCCGCTCCGTTGCTGTCGCAGGGCACCAGCGACTTGCGGTACGCCGACGTTCTGCTTTCGAACGCGGATATCAAGGCCCTCCGCGCGACGCCGAAGACGCTGGTGCCGGCGCCGGGCACCGGCAAGATGCTGGAGTTCCTGTCGGCTGTCTTGATGCTGAAGGCTGGGACCAACGTGCTGGCCGAGGCGACGGCGAACCTGGCCGTCAGGTACAAGGACGGATCGAGCGTGCAGGTGTCGCAGACCATTGAGACGACCGGCTTCATCGACCAGGCTGCCGACCAGATCACGTACGGGCTGGCGAAGCTCGATCCGATCACCGCTCGCACCGTGGCCGAAAACCAGCCGCTGGTGCTGCACAACCTGGGCGCGGGTGAGTTCACCGGTAACGCTGCCAACGACGCGCTGCTGAAGGTCAAGGTCGCCTATCGGGTCCACACCTTCTAAGAATGGCGACTCCTTTCAACGCGCTCAACGGGGCCTGTCTCAAGGTGTTCGGTTCGCCGGTCACCTACCAGCGGGCCGCTGGCGGCGCTCCGTTTCCGATCACCGGCATCCTGCAGAAGGACACCGATGAGGAGCGTCACCAGGACGGGGTATTCGTGCGCCTCTTCGTGAACATGGCCGACTTCGGCGCACGGCCGGAGAAGGGCGATTTGGCGACCGTCAACGGCACCACCTACACCGTGTTCGAGGTGGCCATCGATCCGGCTGGCGGGGCTTCGATATCGATGAAGAAGCACGGATGAGGCTCCCATGCCTTCGATTCGGATCTATCAAAAGAAGCAGATCCGGCTGGACCGGCTGAACTTCCGGCAAGCCCAGATGTTCAAGATCGGCAACGTCGGCGTGGCGGCGGTCAAAAACCGCCTGGCGGCCGCGGAAGGCCCGACCGATGGCTCCGCGAAGCCACTCACCAAGCGGTGCGCCATCTGGAAAACGAAGCCGGGAAAAGGCAACCGCCGCAACCTGATGCTCTCCGGCGACATGCAACGGAACTTCCAGGTCCGGACAGTCAGCGAGAACAAAGCGAAGGCCAGCAACTCCACGCGCAAGGACCGGATCAAGGCGTGGATCACCAACAAGATTGAGCCGTGGATCGTGTTCTCCGCGAGGAACAGGACCGCCGTCCTCGACGCCACGGATCGAATCCTGATCGAGAACAAATCGCGCCTGCTGGTGGAGAAGGCCCTCGGCGGTAAGCAACTATGATTGACCCATCTGAAATCGTCAACAACCTGGTCGGAATGCTGCGCGACATCCCGGCGCTGGTGACTGAGGTGGGCGGCGACGCGGCGCGCATTTATGCGTACCACGACTCCTACCCGAAGAACATCAGCCTCACCCACGCTCTCCACCAGATGGCGTCGCCCTCGATCTTGGTGGTCTGGCAGGGGACGCAGCCAGGCGCCTTCGGCGGCGTGGACGTGTGGAAACACCAGGTCACGTTGTTCCTGCGCGCCAAGGAGGAAACGACGGTTGGCACCGCTTACTACCGGCTGTTTCGTTTGATCGTCAAGGGCGTGCCAACGGCGGCGGGGATCGCCCTCGAAAACGCCACCGTTCATCCCTCCTGCAACGCCATGGACCTGCCCACGATTCAGCGGCAGACCGATGCGGAGGGCCTGGACTACTTCGAAGTTCCACTTTCGTTCACGGAGATGGGAGATGACTGATTCCAAAGTATGGCTTCGACCGCCGTGGGGCACCGGCGAGCCGAGGGAGTTCGATGCAACGCACGATGTCCTTACACCGTTGCTTGTGGCTGGATGGAGCCAGTGCGAGCCGTCGGCCAACACCCAGGAGGTAACAACGCATGTCGACGACTAGACTGCAGGAAGTTCAAATCTGCTTCGGCTTCGGCAAGCAGACCGACATCGCGACCGCCAACCTGGTCGCGGCTATGTGGCGCCTGAAGAAGCTCAACGCCCAACTCGCCAACCCGAAGCTGAACACGGAGAACGACGCCGAGGAGTACGGCAAGGGTCATGAGTTCGCGACCACCACGTTCAAGACTTCGTGGGACACGGGCGGCACGCTCGAAAAGTACCTGAGCGCGGAGATGGCTGCGTGGGCCATGTGCTTCGGCCTGGGCAAGGTAGTGAAGTCGGGATCGAACCCGAACTTCGTCTACACCTGCACTCCCCTGATCCCGGCGAACGGAGACGCGACCGAATTGCCGTACTTCTCCTTTGTGGAGCAGATCCGCCCGGGTGCGGGCTCCGTGATCGACCGCCTTTTGCCCGGTTGCGCGGTTGAGGGCTGGACGATTTCGATTGGCTCCGGCCCTGGCCGCGGCAACAGCAAGATCAACGTCGAGTTCCACGGCAGCGGGAAACTGACGGAGCCTTCCGCGATCACCATGCCGGCCGCAACGGTGGAGAAGCTCCTGCCGTCCGCGTCCCTGACGCTCACCATCAACGGCGTCGACTACGTGACGAGCAAGAACATCGTCTCGCTCGAAACGTCATGGAAGAACAATATCCGCATGGATGCGGGCTTCTATCCTGGCTCGGGCTTCCAGACGTCGGGCGACGCAACTACAGGCGCGATCCGCGGCAGGTTGGAATTCGGCAACCGGGCGGGTGCGCTCAAGTTCGTGGCCCGCTTCGATCACAACTCGACAGAGTTGACCCTGCTCAAGGCGCAGACCACCGGCACGGCGGTGATTCATCTCCAGTTCGACACCAACAATTCGCTCGACATCACCTGGCAGAAGGTGGCGTTTGCCACGGCGGACGTGGGCGAGACGGACCAGATCGTTACGGTCGCGGTGGAGGCGACGCCGATCTACGACACGACCAACGGCATCATCACGGCAGTCGCGAAGTGCAACGTGGACGCTATCTGCCAATAGAACGGGACAAACTTATGGAAACTCCAGTTTTTGATTCGACCAGACCGATTGCCATCAACCTGCGGACTCCGGGCGGCGTGAAGACCGTCCGCGTCCGATTCCCCTCCGATGACGAATGGATCGGACGCCAGCGACGCCGCAAGGTGTTGGTGAAGCAGTTGGGGCGCGGCATCTCGGAGACCACCGTTGCCAACGGCGAGGATGTGGACGCAGCGCTGGTGGCGAAGATCCGTGCCGGTGAAGACCCTGAGGTCGACGCCTTCGAGGCGATGAAGGTGGTCGAGCAGTTGAGCCTGGCGGAAGTCGACGACGTTGTTCCCGACGGCGATACGTTTAAGATCACCCTCAGGGTCCTGGGCGCCACCACCGTCCACCTGCTGAAGATGCCCTCTGCCAAAGACGTTTTCGATTACCGGCGCGGCTTCGCGCGGCTGCTCGACTTGCCCTTTGGCCGGCAGGAGGTGACGATCAACATTGGGTCCGCTGCGGCGCTCTACAAAAAGCTCATCAACGCCACGGAGGGGTACGCGGGCGACGTGCCCATCATCCACCAGGCGGTGGCGGTGAAGGCGGCTATCGACGCGATGGACACCGCGTTCGCGGAGGACCGGGACGCAAGTTTTTAGCTGGGGAGTGGCCGGATGATCCGTCGTTCCGGTTCCTGGTGCATTGGGCGCTGCGCCGGGAGGAACTGTGCGATCCCGGCCTTTGCCCCGACGCGCCGGAGGACGATGGCGAGCGGTGCGATCACTGCCCGCTGGGCCATCTGGACGCCGCCCAGTGCGCGGAGAAGGGACTGCTCATCCGGCACGCCCTCGATCTGATGGGCGCGCTGAAACTGGGGGTCCACATCGGCCTTGAAGAGATTCGCGCGGACGAATTCTGCGCCATGCTGATCATCGCCGAGGAGCGGGATCTTCTGGAGCGGGAGAAGATGCCGGGCGCACGTGGGGCTAGCTGAAAAGGTAGACGACCTTCACGAGCGAGGACCGGTAGATGGATTTGCCGGGCTTCTCCGTGGTGATGAATTCGTCGGCGTCCAACAGGTGCGCGGCAGCAATGTGCAGGGAATCCATCGCGTTGATACCGGATTTTGCCGCTTCCTTGCCGGCTTGATTCAGAATCGACTTCAAGTCGTCGCAAAAAGAGGCTCGTCTGAAGTAGCTCTGGTAGAAGCGATACTCATCCTGCCGCCGGTTGTAAAGAGCCTTCGGCGAGATTTCGTGACGAACGAATGGGCTGCTGAGGAAAAGCCGGTTCGGGTGGTTCAGGACGTTGATCGCAGCGGCCACAACCGGGGGCGAACCCTTATACGCGGCGATCAGAACACCACTATCCAGAAAGGTTCGAATCGGGCCGGCCATCCCCTACCGCGATCCGCGGATTTCTGCCACTTCCCGCTCTAATTCTCGCCGGTTCAATAGCTTGCCACCCGAGGCGATGTACTTCTCTCGGAACTTCAGGAGCTCCTTGACGAGTGGCGTGGTCGGAGTCTTCGGCGCATGGCCGTTCTTCCGGCTGGCAGGCTTACCGTTACGCTTCGTCATGCCTTTATTTTGACCCGAAATGGCCTCCGATAACAAGCTCGAACTCGTCGTCGAGGTGGACGTCAACAAGGCGAACGCCTCGATCAAGAGCATCAACACGGGCCTGTCCAGCATGAAACAGGCGGCGGGGAAAGCCGCGCGCGGCGCGTCTGCTGGTATCGATGGTTTGACGGTCAGCATGGTCAAGGGGTCGGCGGCGGGCAACCTCCTCGCGGACTCGATCAGAAAGGCTCTGGATTGGGTCAAGGAGTGGACGCTCGGCGCCGCGCAGCACGCCGCCCACACCGACAAGATGAGCCTGTCGATGGCCGCTCTCGCGAAAGCCCATGGCGTGAGCGCGGAGGCCTCGAACCGGGCCGTCGAAGCCGTCAAGAAGGTCGGCTTCGGCACTCAGGACGCCATCCATGCCGTCGACCGGCTCATGGTCGCGGACATGAACCTGTCGAAAGCGGAGGGGCTGGCGAAGGTGGCCAAGGATGCCGCCGCCATCGAGAACATCACGCCCGGCGAGGCGTTAGAAAAGCTGCTCATGGCCATCGAGTCGGGCGCGTCGCGCGGCCTCCGAACCATGGGGATCTTCGTCGATCTCAATAAAGAGGTGGACCGCCAGGAGAAACTCACCGGCAGGACGCTCGACGAAAACGAGGTTCGGCAACTCCGCTACAACGCGGTGATGCGCGAGGCGGCGAAGATCCAGGGCGCGGCGGCTGCGGCGACCGGCAGCGCGGAGGCGCAGTCAGCGGCGCTCGCCCGCGAAGTGAACGAACTGAAGGAGGCGGTGGGCGAGCAGTTCCAGGGGTACCTGCGCTCGTGGGTTGGCCATCTGCGCGATCTCGTGGGCTTCCTGAAGGACAACTCCGACTGGCTGGTGAAATTCGGGGAAGCGGCAATCTTCGTGGCCGGCGCCATTGTCACCTACGGCATCATCACGAAGATCGCGGGCATTGCCAGCGCCGTCGAGGGACTGGCCCTGGCCCTTACCGCGAATCCCATTGCGCTGCTGCTGACCGGCGTTGTCGCCGCCGGCGGGATCATCTATTACGAATACAACAAGATGCAGGCGGGCATTGAGCGCAATTTCGAGGACATGCGCCGCAAGGGACTCCAGCAGGATCTCTTCAAAGGGAAGCTCAAGCCCGACGACGTGAAGAAGATGGGCTACACGGACGACCAGGTCCGCGAGATCATCTCCGGAAAGAAGCTTTTGCCGGGCGAATCCCGGGGCGACTTCATCGGCGCTGGCTTTCCGAAAATCAAGATCCTGGGCAAGGGCGAACTCTCCGACGACGAGGTGAACCGGATCGCGACCGAGCGAAAGAAGCGGGGCGAAGCCGAGAAGTCTGCTCAGGAACTCTACATGCGCGCCGTCGAGGAGCGTAAGAGCGCGGAGCACGACCAGGCGCGCGCCCGCATCGAGGACTCCATGAAGATCATCGAGTCCACGCAGTCCGAGACCCAGGCGGCGAAGGAGTCGCTGAACGTCGTGCTGCTTTCGATGGAGGAGCGCGCGGCGGGCATCGCGAAGATTCAGGAGGAAGAGAAGCGGGAGATCGAGCAACGCTCCACCTACACGGATGAGAAGAGCGGCGCCGTCCGGCACTTCAAGCTCAACGCATCCACCCTCGAAACCATCCACAAGGCAACCGCGGAACGGCTCGCGGCGTTCGACATGAAGTTCAACGAGGAGGAATCGCGCCGCCTCGAGCAGATGTGGAAGGCGGCGGCCGCGCGCTCGCAGAAGATGTTCGAGCGGCTGTATCTCGAACCGATGAAGCAGAACCTCTACGTGTGGGAGCAGGAATCGCAGTGGCAGGACAAGATCGACGACCTGGGCCGGTCGGCGGCAATTGCGGCGGTCGACCAGCGGAAGAATCTGCAACTGGCCCAACTCGAGTCGGTGGATGCGCGCACGCTCCAGGACAAGGTCGCACTGGAGAACGCCAAGACCGCCATCGAGGTCCAGGCCATGAAGGACCGGACAAAGATCGAACTGGAGGAGATCGACGCCCGGACGGAACGCCAAATGGACGAGGCGCGCAAAGCGGCGATGGCGCAGGGCATCTTTGACGACGTGCGCCTCGACCAGATCGGCAACAAGATTCGAGAATTGGACCAGCATGAGAAAAGCGCGCTCCAGAAGGCCACCACTTCCGAGATCGACGTGGCGCAGATCAAGGGCGCGACGTCCACGCGCAAACTCGTCACGGACCAGTATCAAAGCATCTTCCAATCTCTGAAGCAGCAGGCTGGCGGTGTCTTCGATGCCCTTGTGACCAAGTCGCAGTCGGTGTGGTCGGCCATCGGGAACTCGCTGAAGACCGCGTTGCTGACCGCTATCAAGGACGTCGTCACCTCGCGCGTGGCGGCGATGCTGATGAACATGTTCGTGCCCGGCGCGAACGTGCGGATGCAGCAGGGCGGCATCGGCAGCAGCAAGGGCGGTGGCGGCGGGCTGTTCGGCGGCTTGGGCGGCATTCTGGGGATCGGTGCGGTCCCGGTGTTTGCGGGTAGCGCGCCTGGCGCTACGCCGCCCTTCCTGCCATCTGGCGGCGCTGGCACTGGCGGCGGGCTTGGGTCTGTCCTGCCGCCTATCTTCGGATCGGGCGGTAGTGTCCTCTTCCCCGGCGCGACGGTTGGCGGGACACCGCCGTTCGTCCCGTCCTCGTCCGGAGGCGGTGCCGGTATGGGTGCCGCGCCGGCAGCCGGAGGGATCTTCTCGAAGGCGGGCTTGGCCGGCATGCTGCCGGGCGTCAAGTCGTTCTTCGGCTTTGGCGACAACAACTGGGTCGACATGGGCGGCGGGCGCATGGCCACTGGCGGCTGGATCAGCCAGTACGGGTCGTTCGGCGACAAGCTCCAGGCTCTCGGCAAGTCGGACGCCGCGCTCATGGGTGGTGCGCTGCTGGCGATGGACGGCCTTCGGCGCGGCGGCAAGGCCGGCCTCGCGGAGACCACGGCGGGCGGCGCGTTGATCGGATACAAGTTCGGCGGTCCTCTTGGTGCGGCCATTGGTGGCATCGCCGGAGCGGTCGCGGGCATCGTGCGGCTATTTGTGAAAGGCGCCGCGGACAAAGCAAAGGAGAAGATCAAGGCGCTTTACGGGGTCGATATCGCGGACAAGGGCGTGTTGCAGCAGATCGTGGACATGGCCAAGTCCGGGTTCGGCGGCAACCTCGATATGACGATCCGCTCGCCACAGATCCGCGACCTGATCCAGTTGTACGCCATGACCACCGGTCAGAAGACAACCGGCATGCCAAGCACCGTGACGCCCCTCTCGCTGGTGGAGACGGGCGGGTCTTTGTTCCAGTCGCCGCAGTACAACAACGGCACACCGCTTCCGGCTCTGGGTGGCCTGCCGGGACTCGACCGGATCGGCGCGGGCACTCCGTCCGGTGGCGGGTTGGTGATTCAACTCGACGGGCCAGCCACGACCGCGCTGCTCCAGGGCCAGGCTGTCCAGGCCATCGCGGACAACCCGCGCCTGGTGCAGAGCGCGACTATGGCCGCGACGAAATCGAACGCGAACCGGCGCGAGCTCACCAGTCTTCAGTTGAGTCCTGGAACGTTGACGAGTTAAATGAACAGGTCTGCCGTGACCTTGAAAAACGTGGCGAGTTTCTTTGCCTGCTCCTTGCTGATGGAACGCTTGCCGTTCAAGACCTCGGATAAACGGCCGCGCGTGGCAAAGATTGGCAGCAAGTCCTTCGCTGTCCGGCCGCTGGTTTCCATCAGGTATCGCAACATCTCGTAAGGAGGCACAGGTGGCAGCGGGTGATGCCGATCGTCATGGGCCTGTATCAGAATAGCCATGGTTTCCAACAGCGCCGATTCCTCCGGGGACAGACGGTCCCCGCCTTTGTCCATCAACTGCTCCACTGCGGCAACCATCCGGTCATATTCATCCTCGGACTCGATCGCCTTGACCACGATGCGATTGGCCAGGCGAACGTATTTATTCCGGTCGACAGTTAGGGTAGCGCTCATGATTCCTTCCACGCTCCTTTCACATACTCCTTGTGGGTCATAATCCAACGGATGAACAGGACGTCACGGCTGAAGTTGAACTCCGCGATGAGCCGGAACTTGTTGCCGCCAATGTCCGAACACCACGTAGGGCGCCACGAAATCCGCCGTGTTGAACGACTGCTTCACCTCCGCGAAACTGCTCCACGTGGCGCGTTTCGCAACTCGGTACCAGTGGTGCAGGGCACTCTCGGCGCCGGGATACTGCTCGCAGAACAGCCGTATCGCCTTGTGACTCACGACGTGCATAAGGCCATCCCAATGGTCCCATAATGGGACCACTCCGTCAACAGATTCATGCCCGGTTCAGTCCAAAACGCCGCCCCGGTCACCGTGCTCCCGCTGTCGCTGTGCAAGTCGTTCGTCCATGAGCGGGCGTACCCGCTGATTGAGAACGAGTACAAGAACGGGGAATCGCAACGGTCGGTGCTGGCGACCAATAGCAGGCGGCGGTGGCGGCAGGCAAAGGGCCTCACGCCGGCCGCCCTGGTCGCGTTGCGGAACTTCTTCGACGCGCGGAACGGGTCCGCCGAGCCGTTCTACTTTTACGACCCGTACGACACGAACCCGAAGTTCTCATACGATCCGACCGGCGTAGCCACCGTTGGCCGATACACCGTCCGGTTCAACGGCGATTGGCAGCAGTCCTGTGGACCGGGAAGGTCCGACATTCAGATCGAACTGCTGGAACTCGCATAGCGCAGATTTCAAAAGAGGATCATCGACATGGTTACAAGCAAGATCACAGCCGTCTGCGGCGTCCCCGGCAGCGCCTTCCCCGCCGTCAAGCCAGGCGCCGCGCAGGTGGTTGCCTACGTGGGTTCCTCGGTGCAGAGCGCGGCGATTGGGGGCCCGGTGGTGCGCGTGGTGTCGACCACGGACTGCCACATCGCCTTCGGCGCCAACCCGACCGCGACCGCGACATCGATGTTTTTGCCGGCAAAAGTGCCCGAGTACTTCGTTTGCAGCCCGACCGACAAGGTTGCCGTCATCCAGGACGCGGCGGGCGGCAATCTCAGCGTTACGCCGGCGATCTGAAAACCCATCTGGAGGCTTTACCAATGCTGATGCTTAAACCGGGCGTCCGGGTGACCGGTATCCGCCCTGAGATCCTGCTCGCCGTCATAGCCGCGGAGCGCGTCTACCAGGAGGCGGGTGCGGACTGCATGGCCACCGCCTGTGTGGACGGCAAACACATGGCCGGATCCTTCCACTACGCCGGCGCGGCCGTGGACCTCCGGACGCATAACGTCGCACCCGCCGAGTTGAACAAACTCCTCGCGCGCATCCGGGAATGCGTCGGCGGGGACTACGACGTGATCCTGGAAATAGACCATTTGCACCTGGAATTCCAGCCGAAGACGCCCCTCACCGCATAAGCCATGTCCGACCAAATCGGCAACATCACGGTTCCGGACATCGTCGCCTCCGGCACGTTCCCCATTGTTGCGGACTACCCGTTTGGGCGGTCCAGCCGTCCGGACGTTGCGATCCACCAGTTCGGGAGCGGCAACGCCAAGATCGAGCAACGCTTCCTCCTGGGCGCGGGTGCGAGACGCTTCACCGTGCGGCGCGCCTTCCTGCGTGACGCTGACCGCCGCGCAGCTCCGCGACTTCTGGGAGTCGAAGTACGGTCCGTACGGCGCGTTCACCTACAACGCGCCCAACGACGACGGCAACGGCACCACCGCCTACACCTGCCGCTTCGCCAACGAGCCTCTGTCCTGGGAGATGCTCGCGGACCACGCCTGCAGCCTCGGCGTCACCCTGGTCGAGATCCCTGCTTCAAATCCCACCTATCCGCTCGCCTCGACCGTGACCCGCTTCCCGCCGCAGGCCCTCAAGGACGCTCTGCTGTCGCAGGTGCAGCAGATGATCCCCCTTATCAGGATCCAGCCCCTCCAGAGCGGCTACCCCGCCATCTACATCTCCGACCGGCGCTGCACCATCGGGGCGCGGTTGTATCTGCCACGCCTGGTGGACTTCGATGGCATCTCGCAGGGCATGGGCAACGAGGCCGACGACGCCACGTTCACCTTCGGCAACGCCGACCGCGTGATGCGTGACCTGGCCAACGACGTGGACCTGTTCCGCGCGGCCATCGAGTTTTCGCTCTACCACGTCGGGCAGCAGATCAAGCTCGACCTGTGGAAGGGCGACATCATCAACTGGCAATTCGATTCCGGCGCGGAGTTCAAAGTCACCGCCGCCGATGGCTTGTACGAACTGAACCTCCCCTACCCGACCCGGAAGGTGTCGCGCTCCTGCTGGAAGGCATTCAACGTCGGCGCGTGCCCGTACTCGACGGCGGGCGCCCTCGATCCGGTCCACTTCCCCTCTGCGGACGCCAGCAAGTGCGACAAGGGATACGACACGGCCAACGGATGCCTGGCGCACGGCATGAAGCGCTATTACGGCGCAGTCGTTGCGGAGCCGCAGGGCGTCACGATCAAGGACAACTCCACTGGCGTGTTCGGCTTCGGGCGGTCAACCATCACCAGCGTGTCGCTGGTAGCCGATTCCATTTACGACCAGGTCATTCCGGAGATTTACACCGACAGCGAAATGCCGGTGAACTGCAAAGTGGCGGCGGGCCGTGATGAGAGCGACTTCTATGAGGCGCTCGGGATCGTGGGTGAGGGACCGCTCATCTCCTACACCGCCGCGCACTACGAAGATCTGAACGGGAATCCGGTGGCCATGGGCAGTACCGGCGCCGTCTTTGTCGGCAGCACGCTCGATGGCCAGGCGCAGCACGGCTGGCCCAACCAGCCCACCTTCGGCATCCGCCAGGTCCTGGGTGCGGACCCTGCAGCCGATGGCGACTGGTTCTCTCTCGACCAATCCGGGAACACCACGGGCGGCGACTGGCGCAAGGTCTACTCCGGCAACTCGACGTACAAGGACAACTACGCGGCCGGAACCGCGTTCCTCGTGATCCGGCGCAGCGATACCAAAGGCCTGCAACTCACCAAACCCGGCGACCACGCCATGGTTGCCTACGTCCAGATGGGTATGAGCGGGTGGGTGTGGACCTCACCCGGCGTGCGCGTGTTCGGCCCGCCCCTCGTGAATCCGGTCTGGATCGCCATCAACATGCTGCTCCGGGCGCGCGGGCTCCGGTTGGGCGCGAACGCCGCCACCGCGCAGTTGAATCTCGCGGAGACGTTCTTCGATGTGCAAGCCGCTATCGACGCGGCTGCGGTCTGCAATCAGCAGGTGACCGCTCTCGTCGGCACCGGCAGCGAGACGCAGTTCAAGTTCCGCGGCGTGCTGCAGGAGGAGAAGCCGCTCCGCGACTGGCTCCAGGAAGTGCTGATGAACTGCCTGGGGTATTACACGTTCTCGTTCGGCAAGCTCAAAATCGGCGTGCGCGTGAACTCCTCGACTGTCGAGGCATTTACCATCGGGAACATCGTTTTCAATTCGCTCAAGTTGGCTCCGCTGAAGCCGTCGTTCGACCACCTCACCGCCAACTTCGCCGACCAGGACTACAAATTCGTCAACAACTCGGTCACCGTCTACGATATCGACCGGGCCACGCTGCTGGGCGGCGCGGCGGGTCCGCTGTTCCTGAAATCCAACGTCAACCTCTCCGGCACCTGCACCAAGTCGCAGGCTGCGCGGATCATCAGCATCCGGCTGCGCGAGGAACTGGGCGGCACCAGCATCACGGAGTGGAAGGCGGCGCGCCAGTTGGTCTTCCGGACCACGGTCCTGGCGCTTAACACCGAGCCGGGAATGGTGTGCTCGATGACGCATCCGGACATGCCGGGTGGCTTGGGAGAGTTCCGCGTCTCCTCCTGGAAGCTCAACAAGGACTACTCCATCGACATCCAAGGCCGCACGACGACGGATTCGATGTACGATCTGGTCGCCGGCCCGAAGCCCGCCGACCTGTTGGCCAGTTCCGTTCCGGACGAGAACCTCCAAGACACTGGAGTCCCCGGCGTCGTCCTCTGCACGCCAACGCTCACCGACTACGGAACCTACGTCGCGGACAACATCGTGGTCCAGCCCGACGCCTCTGGGAACGCGAACGTGGTGGGCGCTACGGAGATCACCCTCGGGCTGTACTACGTCGACGAGCTCGCCACCGATCTCTGGGCCAGCATCGATGCGGCGATGGACGCAGCCACCGATCCGGCCACGGTCAACTGCACCGTCAATCCGAGCACGACTCGCGTCTTCCGCGTGGGCGACTTCGTGGTGTTCAACGACGAAGCTGCGGACGCAAACCACGCCGGCCGTCGATCCTATGAGTGCGCGCAGATCGTTGGACCGGGCAGCACGGGCGATGTGGTCCACACGGGCGGGTTCCAGTTCCAGCGGGCGTACCCGGGTGTCGATCCGGGATGGGCGACCTTCGGGACGCTCCTCTGCTCCCACTTGGCCGGGACCAAGTTCTACAAGCTCGACTCGAAGACTTTCACCTACGCGGTCAAGAAAGGCTTCTTCCGAACACCGGGCTTGCCGCCGCGCGTCGAAGCGAAGATCCCCTCCGTGTGCGTCGTGGCGGCATTGGTGGGTGTCGCGAACCACTTCGGCTACGGGCCGTTCACCGTCTTTCCGCAGAGCCACCACAACGAGCCTTTCATGCCCGGCGACCGCACCTGCTCCGGCGGCGCCTACACGTTCCAGATCTCCGGATCGCTCGCGGCACAGGATAACGTCGCGATCCCGCTTAAGGTGCAGAACGCCGCTTCGATCAGGTGCGTCTACGCATACCTCCAGCAAGGGACCAGCGATGGCCAGTCGGCCTACGTCGTAAAGTACTCGACCGATGGCGGCACGACGTGGAACGTGCTGGAGAAGATGGGCATCGCGCAGAACATTGGGACGCCGTTCAAGAACACCTGG